ATCTTCCCAATGTAATTATCCTGGATAGTACGCTTAATATCAGCTCTCATGATATCCATGACATCAACTACTCTAATCTTCTTCCATTGTTCAGTCTTAGTGCCTAAAGTTGTTAACGAATTGACACCTCTACCTAATTTAACTTTTTCGCCATCGAAAAAAGCAACTAATTCGCCAGCATCTACTGCATCATCTAATTCTTTCTTAGATAGTTTTTTAACAGAAGAAACTTCTGGTAAAGTATGATAAGTACATGACTGTGTTAGTGGTGTAGTTGCTAAGATACCTGCAATACGCCCGCAATACTGTGCAGTTGTAAATGTTTTGTTTAATTCATCATTTACAATTTCATCAGCAGTAAAGTTAACAACTGCTTCATGATCAGCAGCCTTGTTTGGTAATACTAATTTAATAACGCAAGCTTCAGTATCAACACGATTAGTTTTTAACCATGTTACCGCTTCAGTTGCCGCTTCATCAGTGATTTCAGGCACAGCAACATAAGATACATTTGTTAATAAAAATGCATCTAAACCATCTGTTACATTAGCGATTGAATCAGTTACATAAACATATATCTTCTTTACTGTCTGTTCAAAACCAATCATGGCTAATTTAATCTGTTCAACATTTGCAGCACTTAACGATGACGGAATATCATCGATACCTGTTACCACAAATGGATTTTTTGTAGGTGCGTTTGAATCAACTAAGATTAAGCCAACCACACCTCTCTCACTTCTCTGAATAGCAGTTTTTGCTCTATCCTTGAATGAGATAGTAATTTTAGGTAAACCCATAATATACTCCTCCTAATTTTTTTCATTTATTAAATCCACGACCGCACGCTGAATTGTAGTACGTTCATCTAGGATTATTGAATTATCGAGAAAATTGAACTGTAAAGTGATCTCTAGAATATTGTTTTCTGTTCCAACATAATCAGTCTCTACTGTTTGAACTTTAAGAAAACGATCCCCAACATTTAACATCATGTGTCTCTTTTGAGGATCGTTAAGAATAAGATTTGTTTTAAGTGCCTTGATGACGTTCAAATCAAGAATTTCATTATATTCATTATCTTTTTGAAAGAACGTGATGAAGCAATTTATAACTTTCGAAACGGTAGAAAAGTTAACTTCTTCTTCTGAAACTATATACATATCGGTGAAAAAGCAAGGTCTAACATATCCTTGTACTGTGTCTCGCCCGTAAACAGGCACATCAGGAAATGTCTTGTTTAGCAAATCATTGATTGCTATCTTGATTTCTTTTTCGCTCACATATGAGTATTCTTCATTCATTAGTCAAGTCCTACTTTCTTCTGTGCTTTCTTAAGTTCTCTTTGAATTTGCTTTTTCATAGGTTCTTCAAAATTCTTCAATGTCTTATTTACTGAATTGATGCCAGGAACATAGCCAAGGTTGGCTCCAGCGTCCTTATAAGGCTTACCAAACCTGTTTTTATTAGGCCTGATAATTTGATGACCTTTTTCAACCAGATGCCAGTCCTGATTTTTTCGGCCTTGGCCATGCCACGCTACAGTTACGTCCTTACCATATCCTTTGGCTCTATCCCTGTGATGACCACTCGTCAAACGCTTATAGCCACCCTTTGAATGCCCTGGCATGAGCCCTTTGACAGTCTTCTTGTTTTCTCTAGAAAATGCGGTTCCTAAGGCTTCTGCAGTTCTTATTGAGAAATCAGGATATATTTCCATCATCTTCTCAATTTTCTCCTGAAACTCTTCCATACCTTTTAATTCAATATTAGCCCATGCCATATAAATCGCCATCCCTTGTAAACTTGTGTTCTACAACCTGGATTTCTAGATATTCGTTCGACTCATTAATATTGTTAACATCAGTGATGTCAAAGAGTCTTTCGTGATACTTTATTTGCATTTCTAAGCTGATGTTATCGAGATATCGACATGTAATCTTATAAACTGCATCAGGTCTGACTCTTTTAGCATCCCAATATTCACCGCCTCGCAACTCTTTTACAGTTGCCCAGACGGTCTTATATTCTTTTAGTTCTATTTTTCTCTGATTTAGCTCTCCAATAGTTTGCTCTTGCTTCATAAACGTAATACGCTTATTTAATCTTCCAACATTAATCATTGTTATTCCTCCGTTTCTAGAGCAATTTGTGATTCAAAAGGAATAAGATTAACATTATGAGCATCAATTGCATCATATACTAAATCATTTTTGTATTGACCTTTGTCTAAACGCAACTGACGATTTTCAAACTGTTCCGCACATAACGCAAGAAAAGGATAAGTTAAATCATCCTGTGCTTCTAAGTATTCCTTAGATCTGCCAGTCCTTTTGATGATAAATGCCATGACTGAATCCATGATCATAGATAATTCTTCCATCACGATGTCATTTTCAATATCATCAACTCTTAAATAATTAGCGACTTTTTTGCTAGATAAATCTTTAATTTGCATAGGAGCAGCCTCCTATTCTTTTGATTTTTTCTTAGATGCTTTTTTTACAGGTGCTTTCTTTTCGGCTACAGGCTTAATGTAACCTGCAGTGGATAAATCCTTAAAAGTCTCTTCGTCTACTTCCACTGTCTGACCTGCATAAGCACTAAGCTTATAAGATGTGAATCCCTTTAATACTAGTGCCTTCATTTAAAACACCTCGATTAAGCCATTTTTAATACTGCTACCGCCTGCTGATTCTGAACTTTAGCATCAAATTCAGTCCAGCCAACTAATCCAACTGCATGCTGAGTAGCAAATTTTTCTTTTAAAACCTGTAACTGATAATTTTCTACCATCTGAACTGCTAATGCTTGTGCTGGGTTTACGTAGTAGATAGCTTTTGCTTTAGTAGCGATTTCAGGCGCATTGTCGGAAACTTTAACTTCATGTCCTAATAATCTATAACCAAATTCAGTTGTTAAATCTTTGTTTAATAAATATTCTCCATCTTCATTTTTTAACTTTCTTAATGCTGTTAAAGTTTTGGTATTCATAATGAAGTAAGCACCAGTCTGATAAGGTGATTTAACTGCAGCCTGTAATTCAATTAATTCATCAGCAGTGATTGCAGTAGCTGAAGAAGCGTTTACTACATTCGTTGCTCCTGCTAAACCAGTAACGGTAGAAGAACCTACTAGAGCTTCATGTTCAAAGAAGTTGGCAACAGCTGAAGCCATTTTTTCAATAACAAAAGCAGTGATATTTACGTCAGAGTTATTGATTAATGATTTAGAAATTTTTGTTAATACACCTGCTAAATGTCCCTGTAATTCAATAGAAGATAATTTCGCGGCTTTTGCTTCTAAGTCAGTAAATTCAGTAGCATATGCCATTTCAATTCCATCATCATCAGCACCAACGTAAGGGATAGCCAATGTACCTTTTACGTTGAATTTCTCTGCATCATTAAATAGTGGTGAAATTTCTTTTACACGATCGATAATTTTGTTCGCGATTGTCTTAGGTAAAATTGCGCCATTATCGCCTTTTGTGATGTTTGCATCTTCAACAATCGGCATACCCATTACTGTAGCTCTTATATAATTAGCAAATAATTTAACATCTTTATCTTCAGGAGATAAAGTTGGTTCCTGTGGTGTTGATAAATTCGCGTTAGCTACGTTTTTGATTCTAGCTATATCTTCTCTTAACTGTTTTGATTCAGCTTCTAAAGTATCGAATGTAGCTCTATCTTCATCAGTTGCTTTTCCTTCCTGGATTAAGTCAACAATAGCTTCCATCTTTGAAGCGTTATCATTTAATTTTTCTAATAATGCTTTTAAATTCATAATTTAGTTCTCCTTAAGGTTTTCAATATCATTTTTGATTTTTCTCAAAGCGTAAATAAAAGACGAATCATCCTGTGGAGCCTGTTCAGGTTCCTTTGGCGGTTCGCCTTGTTTATCGATAGGTGTACTATCTTCGATTAAGTTTTCAGGCATATGCTTATAGCTATTTGAATAGTCCTTAAGCATAGCTTTAGCCATTGCCTGCGCATCTGTGCTTTTCGGCTCTACGTCACTGATCACAGTGATATCAAACATTTCACTCATAGCCTCAGCGCCTAGCCATGTCTCGCTAGCAATAGCAGTCTTTACGTCTTCCATGTCTGCCTTAGCTTTAGATTCATAAAGTGGAAGCATAGAAGACTCTTCAATGTTATCTAGCGTTTCAGCTGTCGAACGCATCTCTAGCGCATTTCCAAAGGCAACAGACATAGGTTTGTGAATCATTAACATTGATGACTGATAAGCGGAGACACTGTCGCACGCCATTACTAAAAAAGATGCGGCTGAAGCTGCTACACCATCAATAAACGCATTAACCTTTACGCCCTTGCTTCTTGCTCTCTTAATTTGGCTAGAAATCGCAACAGCGGCGAAAACGTCTCCGCCTGGAGAGTTGACATAGACATTTAACTCATCCCCTTCTTTCAATTCAGCAAGTGCTTCATTAAATTTATTTGGGAAGATTACGTTCTTCTGTTCCTTGTCGCTATACCACGTTTCGTTGCTGATAATTGGACCATATGCGATTAAATCGGCTTTCATCTTATTCCTCACCTCCTTCTTCGATAGTTGGAGAAGATGAGCCTGTTCCTTTTGTTTGTCCGGTATTAGGAACAAAATATTCTTTTGTATTGACATTGTATAATGTTGAACCTAATCCAACATCGACAGTATCGAGTCCTTCGATACGCGTTAGATTTTCCATAGATCTAATCTCATTTTTGGTAATCCACCCAGCTTCTTTAGCAAGCTTATAAGATTCAAATCGTTCTTTTTGAGAAGCCTTTAAAATCTCGCTAAAGTCAAAGTCAAAGAAATATGTATCTTTCTCTCTCTCCAAAAGCAAATCTCTATTTAGTGCTGCCTTAAAAGCATTGCAGATAGGCAAGATTGCATCCTTGATAAACTGATCATAGTTGTCCGACATATGAAAGATAGCATCAATCTCACTATTTAAGTTCTTGATTGATTGAACTAACTGTAATTCAAGTGCAGTATTTGAAGATTCCTTGAATGTTAATCCTTTGTTTAGGATAACTGTGTTATCACTGTCATTGGATGAATACAGTCTTTGCCAGGCATTCTTAAGCGCAATTTGCTCGTCAGTACCTAAATTTCTATCCGACTGGATAAAACCTTTCTTATTACCGCCTTTTCTCATGAGCTGCAGTTGGAATATCATCATCGCTCTAGCTGTCTGAAGTGCTTCATTCACCTCATCGGTAACACCCTGGCCTTGCATGCCATCTTTTGTATTTCTTAGCAGCTTCAGCCATTCATACGGTTGATAATGCTTGTCATAGCACCATACTTCATACTTTTTGTGAATCGGGTCCGC